TTTTCTCAGTATTGCCATATGTTCAAGGATGAGGAGCTTTTGTGGTTGATTTGGGAAATAATTAGCAGCATAAGCACGTTCGATGAAGAGGACGAATGGGAAATGGTCTTGGCTGGTTTGAACGTCATATATTCATGTGGTGTTCCAATCGGCAACTATTTCAGTCAGTGGAGCGGCAATTTCTACCTTAGTGTTTTCGACCATTGGATTAAGGAAATCATGGGAGTAAGGTACTATTACAGGTACATGGATGATTGCGTTGTGCTCCACAGTGACAAGGATTTTCTGCATGAGCTTAGGGAAGAGATAGCAGAATATTTGTGGAACGTTCTGCATCTGAGGTTGAAGGACAATTGGCAGATATTTCCTAGCTATGTTCGCGGTGTCGATTATTTGGGCTATCGCGTGTTTGATGGTTACACGCTGCTAAGGAAGAAAACGACGAGGAACATAAAATCGAGTTGCAAGAGAATCGGCAGGAAAACGCGCAGCGGAAATCTAATGAGCTATTCGGATTTCTGTAGTCTTAACTCGCATTTGGGTTGGACAGGTCAGGCGAATTGTTTTCGCTTTAATCAGAAGCATATATTTCCTTTCGAGGAAAGCGCAAGTTTGTTTTATCGTGACGTTATTTGGATGGGAGATTCAGCATGAAGGAATGGGGTCTTACTATTTCCGACACACGACCGGAGGGCGTGCAGATTACGGAGCTAAAGGTTTTTACCAATTCCGATATCCAAGAGGTTGACGTTGTGCAGGAAGATGGCACGACGCACAAGGAATACCATTTCATCCAGACCGAGTATGAGAAGGACGAGTATATCGAGCTTTTGAATACTCAAGTGCAAGAGGTACAGGATGGCATGGTCGAGCTTGCAGAGCTTATTGTTGGTTAGGGGTGTTGGTGATGGCAAAGATTTATTATCGTAAGATGGTTCGTGGCGATGGCTACACGATTTATCAGGTACCGGAGCAGTGGCGCACGGAGGTAGTGGAGCTGTTGCATGCGAACGGCTACGTTATCAACAGTGACGGCACGGCTTCTAAGGCAGAGGAATAATAGGCGGTAGCTATGGATGAGCGCAACAAGGAAATAGAAAAGAAGTTCGTTGATTTCGTCTATTGGGCCTTGACCGCCTTGCTAGTCGTAGTCGTGACGCAGTTCTCAGGGCCGCAAGAGGAATTCAAGTTGATTCTGTATGGAATCGTCTTGCTTGTTGCGCTGTTCGTCTGGTGGGCGCATGGTGCGAAGGTAAGGCGCAAGGAAGCACAGTCAAGGGCGGATTTGCACCAAGAGGAAATGATTGGTGAGATACGCGAGGGATTCAAGGGCCTTTCCACGAGGGTAGACAACTTGCAGGATGCGCAGAGTAGCACCATGCGCACGCAGCTAATCCATTATGCGGAAAAATATTTGGAGCGTGGCTGGTTCACTCCCGAGGAACACGAGAGCTGGCACGACATGCACAAGCGGTACAACAAAATTGTTGGCGAGAATGGGTTTATTGACTCTTACAAGCACAAGTTGGACTTGTTGCCAGAGCGTGAGCTTGAGTCGGTGATTGCCGAATACCAAAGGCAGCAGAAAAATATTTCTGGCGTGGTCTAAAATATTTGCCAGAAATTTCTAAAATTCACGCTTGCAATCCGCTGTGTTTCGTGTAGTATTGTTGGTGGGTAGCGGATGGGCCGCTTCCCGGAGTAGCCTAGGAGGGCAATCATGAAGTACACGGTAGACAACGGCATCAAGTTCGCAAAGCTCAGTGGCAAGCAGTATGGCGAGCTTTTGGCGCTTGAGATTGGTGATATGTTCATCCGCAAGGCGCAGGTTGTCGAGGTTCGCCACACGCTTGAGCTTATGGACAAGAGCCACGAAGAGCTGCAAGCAATCCGCAACAGCATCGTCCGTTACTTTGGTGCCATGAGTTCTCAGGCACGCGAGCTTGGGGACGTGGAGCTTTTCAATCAGGTTCATAACACGATGAGCGGCGTTACCGCTGTAATCGACCAGATGTTTTATTGCTAGTGTCTAGGGTTTCTTGGGGTACTGGTTCCGCTTGGGGCTGGTACCCCTTTAGTTTTCGATTAGAGAGGATGTGCAGTAATGCAGGATATGGCTAGGAGCGATTCTAAGCCGATTTCAGACCATGATACGGACAATCGCGGTAAATATATCGACGGATGCCCAATCGGTACCGTGGTGGCCTTTAGAATCGCTGAGAAGGTCAAGAGCGCAAAGATAGTGAAGCGCAATCGCACACATAAGCGCTTGAAGGTGCAAACTACGTATGGCAAGGAATTTGTCATTGATTATTCTGATGTTGTGTGGGTCAAGCTAAACAATCGCTGGCCGCGCGGAGTCTACAATTTGTTGAAAGGAATAACCGAAGATGGCACCGAAGAAAACGGACAAGAAGAGGACACGGATAACTAACGACCACAGCGCGGGAATCGTTGCCTTTGAGATGTACCGCAAGATTAAGGAATTCCAGCACGCTAAGGATTCCTTCGAGAAGAACAAGAAGCGTGTTAATGATTTGTTCGAGGAATATTTTCAGGCTTGCGGTACAAAGAAAATGGTGTTCGTGAATTCCGACGATGATTCTTTGCAGGGCGGCACGGTTACGGTCGTGCGCGTGCAGAACGTCAAGGTGCTTTGGGATATCGACAAGCTAAGGACGCAGCTTGGAAGGAAGCTCTTTGGTAAGGTGGTGCAGAAGCAGTACCAGATAATCGACATGCAAGGTCTGATTGAGTACCTTAAATCTTGTGGTGTTGACCCAAATAAATTTAAGTCGTACATCAACGTTTCCGTTTCGGTCGATGAGTCGGAGATTGACAGGCTTTCGGAGGTCGGCGAGATTACCAAGAAGGATATCCAAGGCTGTTACAAGCTTGACAAGGCAAAACCGTATTTCAAATACACGTACAAGGCTAGTGGTGATGAATGACGGTGAGAAGCTTGCTAGGGTGTTGATGCACTACCGATTCATCACGGATGCCTATAGCTTGCAGTACAAGATTGTGTGTCCGTTCCACGCTGACCAGAATCCAAGCATGCTGGTGGATTTGTCGGATGGCCGTTGGTTTTGCTTTGGGTGTCAGAAGTCGGGTGATGCTCAGGGGTTCGTGAAGCTGATGGAAAAGCAGTACCATGGACTTAACGACCTGCAAGCGTACAAGGCGTATCAGAGAATATTAAAGAGCAATGAATATAGCGACATAAAAATAAACGCTGTGTCAAAGGAGGAAAGAAAAAGGCATGGTGCGCAACTGTATGCGGAAGCATACGACTTCTATCATGGCTTGTCGAAAGTCGATTGGAGTAGTCCCGATTTGCCAGACTACATGGAGCAGTGCAGGGATTACATGTTGCATCGTGGTTTCACAAGTGCTACCTTGAATGCGTGCGGGTGCAGGTACACATACGAGAAGAACTATGAGCTATTGTTTCCCATGATGGACAACGGGAAGTTTCGAGGTTGGGTGAGCAGGACGCGAATATCAGAGGTTGTGGAGAAAAGGAAGTATCTTTACAACGAGGGATTCAGGCGTGCTACCACTGTTGTAGGAGAATATCGAAATTGCAAGACCGTTTACATCGTTGAGGGCTACATGGACAGGCTTAAGTTGGTTCAGTTGGGTGTGCCTAATGCGGTTGCCATACTTGGCTGGAAAGCATCTAGCCAACAGATAGCAAAGATTAGCGAGCAGGGCATCACGCACGTTATAAGCGCGTTGGACAACGACGAATGCGGGAGAAGGGGAACGGAGTGGCTACGTAAGCATTTTCTGGTTACAAGGTTTCGGTATCTCAAGGGGATAAAAGACCCCGGTGATTTCACGGCAGAAACATTCGAGCGAATGAACAGGCGAACGTTGCGTGAATTCGAATCGGACGAATCACGCAGAGTGAAAGGAAAATAAAAATGGGCCTTATTGACAAGATGAAGCAGGACATTGCCAAGAGTGGCGGCAATCGCGGCAAGATTGTTTACATCCGTCCTGATACCAAGGTTCGGTTCCGCTTCCTTACCGACATGGACGATGGTTTCGAAATCACGTTCCATGACTCCTACGCTAAGGGCATCAACGTTCCTTGCCAAGAGCAGTACAAGCGCAATTGCCCCTATTGCGACGATGAGGACTTGCGCACGCGCAGCATGTACGTTTGGACTGTGTGGGACTACGAAGCCAAGGAAACGAAGCTTTTCATGTTCCCGGTGAACAATTGCAGCCCCATTCCGCAGCTCATGGCATTCTATGAGAACTACGGCACCATCACAGACCGTGACTATGTTATCGGCAAGTCTGGCAAGGGTACGAATACCGCCTACAACGTCATTCCGCAGGATAAGAACAAGTTCCGTAACGCAAAGGCAAAGCCCTACACAGAGCGTCAGGTTTTGAAGATGCTGGACAAGGCTTATCCCGCTACCGACTTGGAGTATGACGATTCGGAGGACGAGGACGAGAAGCCAACCAAGAAGTCTGCCAAGCCCAAGAAGCAGGTGGAGGAATGGGAGGACGATTCGACCGAAACTCAAGACTACGAATCCATGAGTCCGCGCGAGCTTTTCAACCTTTGTAAGGAGCGTGAGATTGACGCTCCCCCGCGCAAGCCTAAGCGCTATTACGTCAACCTTCTTGAGGAATGGGATGCGGCTCAGGACGATTGGAGCGACGAGGACGGCGGCGATTGGGAAGAGGACGAGGACGATTGGGAGGACGAGTAAAGATGCATCCAGACACAGACAATTACATGCAGAGTCTTTTTGATTTCTTCTCAATGATGGGCAAGGTGCATGGTGGCCGTACTCCCGTGGACTTCGCACGCAGCCAAGATTTCAGGCATCGCAAGCGCAGCGCTAGGTATGTCCGCAAGGCGCACAAGTCGCACAGGTAAAATTTATTTGGGGTGGTGCTGTGGGTGTATCCGTGGCACTGCCCCTTTCGTGTTTGGTGCCATGATGTACATTAACGACCATTCAAGCGCTGTGATTACATGGGAGTTCATCGACCGCGACTATTTGCTACCAAAGGTGACTTGCAAATATAAAATCGGTGACTCCTTCCTAACGTTCGAATATTCTGGCAATCGGCAGAAGCGGCAGAAGTTCAGGCTGTTCAGGTTCCGCGAGAAGTCGGCGTTGCAAGCTGAAAACGCATTGATTCGCAAGCTGAACAAAATATATCCCGGTGGGTGCGACATTCTGCCAAGGCACATGCACGATTGCCTTTATCAGGTTTATTACGATTTGGGTTTGGAGTTCGGATATATCGAGAATCCATTGAGGAAAATAGGACAAGGAAGGTGATAACCGTGGCTCATTTCGAAGGGCTTTACAATTCGTTGCGCAAGATGTGCGAAGAGAAGAAGTATCTTGACGTTTGGTTAGACCTTTACGCGCTCATGGTCAAGAATCAGCAGCGGATGCTTGCTGGTGGTCTGTATGACGAGTGCATATTGACGAGGGTTCCACCAAAGTTTGCGCAACATTGCAATGCGGACAATTGCGAGGATTGCGAAATGTTAAAGGCACAAAATGCGCCACGATGCATCCCTTGGGACGTTCCTCAGATAGCGGCATATAATATTCTGCATCTGACTTCTGAGGTATCCGAGATACTACAGTCCGACAAGCGTTGGAAGTCCATTAGGAAAAACCATGTGGACAAGCAGAACAAGCTTGAGGAAATAGCCGATTGTTTCATCTGCCTTTTCAACATTGCGATTTGGTCGGGGTTTGAAGCGCAAGAGCTTTTGGATGCGATAATCGCCAAATCGAACACATACACAGAGAGAATCAAGGACGAGGTAGGAAAGCGGAAATGAGCATAATCGTTGTTGAGGGCGTGGACGGCAGCGGAGTTGGTGGCGTTGCCAACAAGATTAAATTATGCACAGGCTATTCGATTTACGAGTACACGCAGGAGCCTATAAGCGCATACCTTGACATGGAGACGATGTTTTCCAAGCGTGACAGGTTCCTATCCCTGATGCGCGATTCGCAGTTGAAGGATATAATCCTACCTAGGTTCTTCATGGGCATGGCAACAGAGGGTGTCGTGCGTGGCGATTGGCCTATGAGTACCGTTAGACGCGCTGAGAGCCTTTCTAAGGCGCTATCTGATGAAGGTGCGATACTTGTACTGTGCAAGCCTAACCTAGGGCTTAAAACGGCTGAGAAGCTTCCAGAGGAAGAAGAAGTGTTGCGCAGGGTTCGTGAGTCAATCCACGATTTGATGTACTATAATTGGCAGGGCGAAAAGCATGTGGTGTGCAATTACGGCACCACGCAATCAGTGCTGAGGAAGTTGGAAAGAAAGCTCAGGAAGGAATAAATTAAAATGTTCGATTTGCACAGGCATGACGAGTATTCGACTTTCGATGGGTTCGGCAACGCGCTAGAGCTTGCGAAGCTTGCGAAGGAGCTTGGCTATGAATCGCTTTGCACGACGAACCACGGTAACACCAATGGGCTGATTCAGACATATAACGCTTGCAAGCAGGTTGGTATAAAGCCCATCCTTGGTGTCGAGGGGTATTTTCTGCCTGTGTGGAAGGAGAAGCAGCGCGGCTACCACATGTGCATAATTGCAAAGAACCTTGTAGGGTACGGCAACATGAACCGCATGCAGTACGAGGGCGAGCAGCACAAGTATTACAATCCGATTTGGAGCTTCGAGACGCTAGAGAAGTATCACGAAGGGTGTATTTGCACTACTGCCTGTGTAGCCGGGTATCTGTCCCAAGCGCTCTTGAAGGGCAAGGAAGAAAAGGCCGAGAAATATTTGCGCAGGTTGAAGAAAATATTCGGCAGGGACTTGTATGTTGAGATTCAGCCATACAAAATCACTGACCGTGGCGTGCAGGAAAAGGTAAACAAGCTGTCGTGGAGGTTGGCTAGGAAGCTTGGGATAGAGTGCATACTTACTTCTGACTCCCACAGGGGTAGGAAAGAGGATTTCCCAACTTACATGATGATGCACGCTGTAGCCAACCACAACTTTTCAGACATTGAGGGTACGTACAAGGAACGTTACATGCCAAGTCCGAACGAGCTAAGGCAGCGTTTCATGCGCATGCACGGTCATAGCTTCGGCACCAAAGGACAGGCACAGGCTTTCGCCAATCGCTGCTACAAGAACCTAGACAGAATCGAATTGCAGTGCGAATCCGACTATCTGGACGATTTGCCGTTGTTGCTACCGAAGCTGCATGCTGGCAACCAATCCTCAATGCAGACGTTGATTGACCGTGTGCGGCATGGCTTGCGCAACCGTGGCGTGTACAAGCCTGATTATGTGGCGCGGTGCAAGGAAGAATTGAAGGTAATCAAGTTCCATGGTTTCGAGGATTACTTTCTCATGGTCGCAGACTACACGGTTTGGGCCAAGGAAAACGGAATCGGAGTGGGGCCGGGCAGAGGTTCTGTGTGCAACTGCCTTGTTGCTTATGCGCTGTACATCACAGAGGTTGATTCGCTGTACTTCGGTCTGGACTTCCGCAGGTTCCTACGCATGGACAAATCAACTTTCCCTGATATCGACCTTGATTTCGTCCCATCACGCAGACATGACGTGATTCAATACATTTGCGACACGTACCGTGGAAAGGCCGCTAGGATTTGCTCATATGGCCTGTACAAGGTGGACAACCTGATAAACGACCTAGCTAAGGTCTGCATGGTGGGCCATTACGAGATTGACGATAACGGCAGGGAAAAATTCATCATCGACCGTGGCGAGGTATCAAAGATAAAGTCCTTTGCCAACACGTGCATCAACGACGATGAGACGATTAATTACCAGCTTATTGAGACGGCACCACAGGCTAGGGAATGGAACAAAAAATATAACGATATCCTTGTGCATTTCTCTAAGCTGTATCGCAAGGTTCGATTCATCGGCACTCATGCGGCTGGCGTGGCCGTGACGGACGGTGACATTCTGGACTACACGGCGCTAAAGGTTGACAAGGACGGTGACGTTTATACGGCATATGACTTGACAGACCTTGATTCGATTAATCTTGTGAAGTTCGATATCTTGGGTCTTAAAACCATGGAATCAATCATGGACTTGCGCGAATCGACGGGCGTTGTGGTGGACTACCGCGAAATCGTCAAGGACAAGAAGATTTTCGAAGCTTTCAGGGTTGGCAACTGCGATGGTGTTTTCCAGTTCGAAAAGGCAACGGTGCGCGGAATATTGGAAGCGATAAACTGTGATTGTTTTGACGATGTGTGCGCGGCAAACGCCATGAACCGTCCCGGTCCGTTGCAGCAGGGAATGCCAGACATGTATGCGGCGAACAAGCGCGACACGACGGAAGCGGAGCAATCAGCCTATTGGAAGTACACATTCAACACGTATGGAACGATTGTCTATCAGGAACAGGTAATGCAGATTTGCGTAAACCTAGGTGGCATGGAGTGGTCGGAAGCGGACGAGATAATGAAGCTCATGAAACACACCGATGCTCAGGCTGGTGGTCAGGAAGTCGAGAAGCGCAGGAAGCGCAAGGCCGAGCTTGGGGAAAAGTTCATCGGCAACGCAATCAAGAACGGAATGGCAGAGCGCGAAGCCAATGCATTGTACGAAAACCTTTTCTCATACACGTTCAACCAAGGGCATGCAACCGGGTATTCCCTTATCGCAGTGGAGGAAATGTTTTACAAAATATATTTTCCCACCGACTATTGGTTTGCGAAACTCAAGTATGCCAACGATGCGGCGCAGTATCGGCAGTTCGCGGAACGTGCCGTTGCGGATGGTGCCGTTGTGTTCCTTCCGCACGTCAACTATTCGACCGAGGGTGCAAGAATCAGAATGGTGGAGGGCGAGAAAACCATTCAGCAGGGATTGCGCGAGATAAAGAACGTTGGTG